CTGTTCGAGTCCCTTCGTGATCTGCGCCTTGTAGATCGTCACCTGATAGGTCTTCCCGGCGGCGTTGGTGTTCGTCAGTCGCACGGAGACGTACCCGATATCCGTTTTTCCGCCGGTCTTGAACGTATCCGATCCAGCAGCACTCGTAACCGTGTCGAGCGCCCCCCGGAGCGCTGCGAGCCCTGCCAGCGTCGGCTCCATCCACTCACAGGTGACGACGACCGTCTGGTCCTTGACCTTCTTGATCGGCGGGGTGTTGTCGGGCGCGATGGTCGCGATCTCGATCTGTTCCGCGAGTTTCACGTTCCGCGCCGCCCCGATCTCCGTGTAGACCGGTGTGGTCTCGTCGTACGGCGCTACCTCTATCTTGCACGATCCGAGCCGGATCGCGTCCTCGTTTATGACTTCCGTCTGGAATTTTGCCATGTTTATACCTCTAGATACGTAACGAGCATATCAACCGGAATCCAGTAGATCCCGATCTGCTCGTCGTGGTCGTCATGCTGTCCTACGTAGCGCACATCCTCAATCCGTGCGCCGTCCCGCACCCCGCGATACCCGTGCAGGGCGCACCGCACCGCGTCGGCGAGGTCTGCCACCCCGCGCCACGATTCGGCCATACAGGTATACTGCATCCGCGCCTGCACAATCCCCGTCTGGGCGTCCTGCGTCCGGCTGATCATCTGGTAGACAACCGCCGGGAACGTCGGCTCTCGCGGTAGGTGCATCTGGTAGGCGCGGGTGCCGATGATCTCGGCGACGTCAGGATCGGCGACGAGGATGGATCGGAGGATCGACTCAATCTGCACGAGCCGCCCTCCGTGCTATGATGTCCGCGACCGCGCCCCGGAACTCTTCCACGGCGGCGCCTCTGTTTTCATCGAGTGCGGGCCGGATGTGCGGCCGGGCGGCCTGATTGTAGATGCGGCCGAGTTTGTCCGCGCCGACGAACCCGAACTCCAGCCGGGGACCCTGTGGCTGATCGTTCCCGACGATGACGGTGCACCGCTCGGAGGTTTTCTCGACGGTTTCCATGTGGAATCCTCGGCGATATGTCCCGGTCTTGTAGGGGGTGCGGCCGCCCTCCGGGACAGTGATCCGCACCTGGTTGAGTACCGGGAGCGCCGCCGCCCGGGTCGCCGCCTCCAGGGCAGGACCCTTGATGTCGTCAGCGAGAGCGGAGAAGGCCTTCGCGAGGTCCTCGCTGCCCTTAACGACGATGCCCGGGTCGGTCACCGGAACCACCCCCCGGAAGCAAGCGCGGTGAAGAACGCGACGACCGCGGAGATGGCCACGGCGATCACGCCGTCCCGCCCGGTCTGCTTATCCTGCCGCGCCTTGATCTCGGCGATGCGCTCATCCTGCGCCTGGTTAGCTTCCTTGATCTCCTTGAGCGTGTCTTTGATCCACCGGACGTCCTGCCGGGTCTCGTAGATCATCGCCTGGAGAGTAGTATCGTCGGTCACCGCACCACCTCGCAGGAGAGCACGGTCATCGTGTCAAGCGTGTGCTCGGCGAGCAGGATGTTGTAGGTTGTGCCGCCGACGATCGCCTGGTCGGACTCGACGATATCGGGGTAGTGCCCCTGCAGGGCGATCGAGGTGTTCGCGACGACGTAGGTCTGGTTCGGGCGCTTGATCTCCCGGCCCTTGAGTGGCGTGACGTTGCATGGTACATCGGTGTGCCGGTCCGTCCAGGTCTTGACCACCTGCCCGTCGGCGTCCACGGTCTCCGAGAGATACTGGATGGTGCAGCGGTCGGGGAAATGGCTCTCCAGCGCCCCCATGAGCCGGGGGTCGACGAAGGCCGGTCTCATAGACCCCTCCGGAGGTCGGCCGAGAACGGCGTCCACGGTCCCGGGATGATCTCGATGAGATCCTCGTCGTCAGTCGCCGCCTGAGCACGGAGGCTCTCGGCCTGAGCGTGCAGGGCGTTCGCGACCGCCTGCCCGTTGGTGCGGAGCCCGTTGACCTCGATGTACTTGAGGATCAGGACCTGCGAGGCGGCGATCTGGTCGAGCGCCATCGCGGCGGCGAGCCGGACATCCTGCTCGTTGAGCGAGAGGAAGACGCCGATCTCTTCGTCAGAGAATATCTCGTGGTCGGGATCGCGGTCGGTGCAGAGCAGCCGCACCACACCGAGCGGGGTGCCGGGATCGTACGTGAATGTCATTCCTTCGGCTCCTTCAGGCGGCGGGGCTGTTTAGGCTCCGGCCGCTGCTGGTTCAGCAGGGCGATGATCTCATCGTTCTGCTGCACAATCCGGGCGAGATAGGTGTCCGTAGTGGTTACCGGGTGCGGTAGACTATCCATGTCAGATCACCCGGAAAAGGGGGTTAGGACGATCCCGCCCCGGCGGATCCCGCCCCGGTGGATCCCACGGTGAAGCGGTAATCGCCCTGCCGCCCACCGAACACCGCCTTGACCTTATACTGGATCGTGTCGGTATCGAAATCGCCGTCAAAGGCACTTGCGGCGGTCCCGGAGAGCCCGATCGCGTTGGGGCTCTTCATGTAGATTGCCGGGGCCTCGTGCCCGCGAAGGTGCGCCACTTCGACGGCGGCCCGCCCCTCTGCCGGGTCGGCGAAGAGATACCACTGCGTGGACCCGTTTGCGGTCGAGGCGAGGATCGGCGCGTAGGAGAGAACCGCCACCTTGAGCCCGCCAGCCTTGATCCAGTTCGCGGTCTCGATCTCTTGTTCGGATGACCCGCCCCCAGTCAACTTCGCCTTGATCGTGAGCGCGTTGATGATGTTGTTGGCGGTCACTTCGAGCGCCGGAGGCACTGCGAGGACGGTCGGCCGGTTAAGGATCGGCTCACCCCCTGCGTCGGTCATCTCACTCATCGCGGCAAAGCCCGCCTGCACTCCGGCGACGGAGAGCGGATCGGTGAGGAGGTTGCCATGCGCCGAGGAGTAGAGCGTGCTGTCAGGGCCGTTGGGGCCGACGATCAGGCTGGTCGCAAACTTCTCCTCCGTCCGCGCGGCAGCCCGGCCGAACCGCTTCGGGATGTCGGCAAACGCGCCCATTGCGTCGTTCCTGATCATCTCCCAGGAGAGCGGAATCCGCGTCCCGTACTTTTTGACGCGGAAGGTGGCCTTCGACTCGGTGAGGTGGGTCGCAGGGTATTCGCTCTGCTGCCCGACCTCCGGGAGCGTGCCGTCGCCACCCGCGACCTCATAGCGAGCCGCGTCGCGGAAGTCCGGGACGGTGCTCACCATCGCCCAGTCGCGGTAGGATGTCGGCCATGACCTGTATGCACCGACCATGACCTGCTCCAGCGCGACACCCATCAGGAGGGGGAAGTCGCTGGTACCCATCGCTTCGGCGAGCCGGTTGATCCCGACGTCGCCCCGGCTCGTGGCCTCTACGAGGTCCAGGGCGCGACAGACGCGGTTCATGAGGTCGGCTTTGTTTTCTGCACGGGCGAGTGCCCGACTGACCGGAGTTCCTGCCTCCGCGAAGAACTGCTTGATCGACGCATCGGTCACATCGACGGTTTCGAATACCTTGTCCATTGTCATGTTCAGATCCCTCCCTTGAGGGCGACCGGAATCTCTGCGACGACCGCATCGGTCGCGCCCTTGGCGATTGCTGCGAGCGCGACGCCGAACTCTTTGCCCGTGGTCGCGTTGGCGTCGATGATCGCCGGGGTCGCGCCGGCGGGGGCGGTGTAATACACCTTGTCACCGATCCCGATCGCCTTGTTACTCGTCCCGTCGTGCCCGGTGACAGAGAGCTTGAAAACCCCCTTCACGCGGACGGGGGCATTTCCTGCCGCGTCGCGGTCCTCCAGTGCCACGCCAGCGAGGGTGCCGACGACAACCGGATCGCCGCTCTTGGTACCTGCCGGGACGGGGAGCGGGAGCGTGTCGCCCGGATAGTAGACTTCGTTTTTAGCCATGCTCAGAACCCTCCAAATGATTTGATTCTCTCTGCGAACGCCTTCTCCGCCTCTTCGAGCGTCATCTCGGTCGGAGCGCCCGCGCCCATCCCGGAGACCTTACCGGCGCCGAGTTTCGCGAGATACTCGGCCTCGGCCTTGACGGCCGCCTCGATCGCTGCGGTGTAGGCTGCCTCGTCGAGTTTGCCGTCCTTGACGACCGGCGCCTTCGCGAGCGACTCGGCAACCCGCGTCTTCGAGATCTCCGGCAGCGTTGACGCCTTGACCTTCGCCTCGACGAACGTCCGCGCCTCGATGAGGAGCAGTGCCTCCTTGAGCCGGGCGTTCTCCGCCTTCGCCTCTTCGAGGGCCGTCTCGGTCTCTTTGAGTTTCTTCTCCTGCTGTGCCTGCGCCTCCTTCATGGCGGCGCTGTTCTCGATCTCCGTCCGGAGCGCCTCGATAATTTCGGGGTGCTCTTTGCGGAGCGATTCGAGCGTGAGTCTCGGTGTAGAGGTTGTTTCACCCATGCTGCTGTCTCCTGCTGTTTTTTGTTCATCTGTCGGTTCTTGGGGCCGGGCGGCCCGGAACGCCTCCGCGATCGCGCCGCCGCGGCCTGGCACGGTGACGAAATCGACCGAGCGGGCGGCGACAATCCGGGTTATAATCTCACCCTTCCTGCCCTCCGCCTCGCCCTGCTTCGAC